TTGGTAGCCGAATATTTAAAAAACAACCCACATCATGTTTCTTCATCACCTAGTGGTGCAGGAAGCAGAAGTCAAGTTGGTGGTGCAACTCCAAAGCAATTAAAAATTGGTGATCTTGATTTAAGTAATCCAAATGACAGAAAATTATATTCTGACTTAAGGAGACAAAGAGATCAGGGTTCTTTTAAAATGAAACTAACAACTAACAATAACTAAAATAAAACAATGGCAAATGAGACCACTTCGTCAACTCTTAGTGAGTTGTTCGTAAACATAACACAAGAAGCTATCTTTACATTTCAAGAAACATCTGTAATGAGACCACTTGTAACAACATACCCAATCGTTGGTTCAGGAAAAACAATAGAAGTTCCTGTGTACCCAACAATCAGTGCATCAGCAGTAAACGAAGCTACTGACTTATCAAACACAGCAGTAAACCCAACATCTGTAACTATCACAGCTTCAGAAATTGGTGTTATGACAACTCTTACTGACTTAGCTAGAGATTCAGCTAGTCGTAATGTTGGTGCTGACATAGGTAAATTATTCGGTGAAGCAATCGCTAAAAAAGTAGATACTGATTTAGCTGGTTTACTAGATGATTTTGCATCTGCATCAGATCAAGGTGGTGCTGGAACAGAACTAACAGCAGACTTGCTTTTCAAAGCACAAGCTATTTTAAGAAGTGCAAACGTACCTGCACCTTACTATGCTGTGTTTCACCCAAAAGCGACTTTCAATTTAAAGAAAACTTTAACACAACCAGCTTATGCTAATGCTACTGGTGGTGCTATTTCTGATGTTGGAAATGAAGCTTTATTAAATGGATATATCGGCAGACTTGCTGGTATTGATATTTTTGAAAACGCAAATATCTCTATTGATGCTTATGATGATTCATTCGGTGCAGTATTTCACCCAATGTCAATCGGCTTAGCATTAAAAGAAGATTTCAAAGTAGAAACTCAAAGAGACGCATCTCTAAGAGGAACTGAAATTGTAGCATCAATTACATACGGAGTAGGTGTATTAAAAGACACTTACGGAGTATCTGTAAAAACTGATACTGCTCTTTAATTAGTTTAACTTGGTGGGGTGTAAAAGCCCCATCAACCAATTATTACTATGGCAAATTTTACAGTAGATGCAGATTTAACTTTTTACCAACCAGATATTTTAGGATTTGGTATTGCAAGTTTTACTTCACCAAATGATTATCACGCACAAGCAAGAGCAGATATAGAACGAGATTTAAGAATAAGATGGTTTCCTATTTATTCAAAAGAAACTTATAGAGATATTTCAATACTAAACACAACTGAAATGGACGCAACATTATTAACTGATGCACAATTTAAAAGAGCAAGTGTTTATAAAGTAATTGGTTCTTATGCTTGTCCACAATTAACTAAATTTAATTCAAATGATAACCCTGATAGATTCCAAGTTATGATGAAACATTATCAACAAATGTATGCTGATGAATTTGAATCTATTTTAAGAGATGGTGTTGAGTATGATGCTGATGATTCTAATACAATTATCAATGCAGAAAAAGCACCTTATCATAGACTTAAACTTATAAGATGAGATTAACTGTTGAAGATAATTCATTACAAGTTGCTAAGAACTTTGAGAAACAAGTAAGAGAACAACCACAAATAGTTAAGACTGCTTTAGGAAGAACTGCTGAGTTCTTAATGGGTATTATTAAACAAAGAACATCACAAGGTATTAGTGCTGATGGTAATGCCTTCCCACCTTATTCAACTAAACCATATTTCTTTAACATCACTCCAAGATCAGCAACTCCAACTTATAAAACATTTCAAGGTGGTTACAAAGAATATAGAACTTTTATGGGCAGACAAAGTAATAAAGTTGATTTAAACTTTTTTGGAAATATGCTTTCAAACATAACTCAAAAGTCATCACCGACAGAAGCTATTATTTATTTTGCAAGTAAATTTGAAAATACTAAAGCTGTTGGCAATCAAAGAAAAAGAAAATTCTTTGCGATAGGACAAAAAGAACAAACACCAATCATAAATAAATTTATGCAAGAATTTAAAAAACTAAGTATTATTAAATGAGCAAAAGAGAAGATATAGCATCAAATATTATAACTGTATTAACAGCAGTAACTTCTCCTATTACTTTAAAGAAAATTACTAGAGAACCCTTTAATGTTGATGAATTATCTGAACAACAATATCCAGCTTGTTTTGTTCAATCAGGAAATGAAACTAGAACAGATCAAACAATAAGTTTTACAAGTGCATTAAGAGAAGCCGTAGCTGACTATGTGATAGTTGGATATGTTAAAGGAACTAAAACAAATATTGACACAAAACGTAATGAGTTAATCACTACGATTGAAACTTCATTAAATTCTGATAGAACACGAGGTGGGTTCGCAAAACAAACTCAAATAGTAGAAGTATCTACTGATGAAGGAGTTTTGTTTCCCATTGGTGGTATCAGAATGGTTGTGCGAGTTATGTATCAATACACTTCTGGCACACCTTAACATTAACAATACAAGGAAAAAAAAATGGCAACACATACTGGCTCAGAAGGTGTAATAAAAATTGGTTCAACTGTTTTAGGTGAATTAAGAAGTTACACTTTAGAAAGCACATCTGACACTATTGAAGATACTTCATTAGGTGATACTTCAAGAACATTTAAAACTGGACTGAAAGCATTTTCAGGTTCAGCTAGTTTATTTTTTGATGAAGCAGACGCAGGACAATTATTAGTAACTGCTGGTTCGTCAATAACTATAAACGTATCGCCAGAAGGAACGACAGCAGGAGATAAATATTTTTCAGGAACTGCAATCGTAACTGGTTATAACGTAAGTGCATCTTTTGATGGAATGGTAGAAGCAGAAATGACATTTACTGGAACTGGCGAATTAACAGTTGGAACACACGGCTAATTAACAAAAAAAGGAAGATATGAACGTAATAGATAGAGTCAAAAGTCAATTTGAAGCTTTAGGCATAAAAAAGATTGAGGTAGCTGAGTGGGGCGAGGAAGGCAAACCTTTAATAATATATTGCTCACCATTTACATTAGGTGAAAAAAGAAACCTTTTTAAAGGTGCTAAGAATGATGATCTAGGAGTATTGGTAGATGCAATCGTTTTAAAAGCAAAAGACTCAGAAGGAAATAAAATATTTAAGCTAGATGACAAGCTAACATTATTGAATAATGCTGATGCAAATGTTATAGCTAGAGTAGCAACAGAAATGTTGTCTGGTGTTTCTTACGAGGAAGCTGAAAAAAAGTAAGAATTGACCCTGAGTTGTTTTCTATACTTTCTCTTGGTTATGAAATAAAAAAAAGTATGGAAGAAGTTTTGTGTATGACACAAGATGAATTTTATTATTGGATAGCATATTTTAAGGTGAAGGCAGAACGAGATAAATTACAGCATGGCAGATCAGCAACTAAATATAAAACTTAATGTCATAGACAATGCTTCCAAAGCATTTGATTCTTTAAAAGGTTCAGTATTTAATTTAAGAAACGCATTAATAGGTTTGGGTGCTGGGGTTGCTGTAAACTCACTAATAAATGTTGGAAAAAAAGCAGAAGAAGCTAAATTAAGATTAAGTAATTTAACTGGAAGTACGCAAGAAGGTGCTAGAGCATTTGACCAATTTACTCAATTTGCTATTAACGCAAAAATTCCACTTGATGATGTTATTTCTGCTTCTAAAAAATTAATTGCATTAGGTTCATCTCCTGAAAAATTAGCTAAAAATTTAGAGCAAGTAAACAATATATCAGCAACATTAGGATTAGACTTTGAAACCTCTGTTGAACAGTTTGGAAAAGCCACAACAAAAGGATTAACTAATGCAAGGATATTTACCGAAGCCAATTTAAAACAAATATTAAATATACCAAGAGGTTTAGAATTATCAGCACAAGAAACAGCAAGAATATTTGAAAAAGAATTTGGTGCTAGTGGAAGATTCGGTAAAGCTGGTACTGATTTAAGAAATAGTCTTTCAGGTAATTTAATAGCTTTACAAAACGTATTCTTTAAATTTGCTAGTGATGTTGGAACTAAATTCTTTGATGTGCTTAAAAATCAAGTTGGAGATTTAGGAACATTTTTTAAACAAAATAATCAAGCATTAAAATCATTTGCAGAATCGGTAGGAACTGGTTTGGCTAATTTAATAATAGGAACAACAAATGCCATCAAATTTTTAAAAGAAAATATTGAATTATTAATTGGTGTATTGATTGGAACAGCAATTATAAAAGCAATAGATACAGTAAAACAATTATCATTAGCTTTACTTGGTATTGCAACAGTATTTAAAGCAAACCCAGTTTTTTACACTATCGCACTTACAATAACTGGAATAGCTACTGCATTTTCTTTATTATCTACAAATGCAAGTGAAGCAGAAAAAGTATTAAGAAGCATTGAAAAAACTGCTGTTAAAAATAAAAAAACATTTGAGTCAGTTACTTATGGAAATGAAGTTAGTGAAGGATTAGATAATGTAACGCAAGGTTTAGGAGAGCAATCCATAAGATTAAAAGAAATACAAGCACTAGAAGAAGGATTAAGAATAACAAGATCAAAACCATTTGAAGCAGAAGATGTTGCAACAGATAAATTAGCTTCTGAATTTACAGCATTAGATGAAATTTTAATTAAAATTGGAGATAAAAATACTTTAATCTTAGATCAATTATTAAATGTTGGTACAATAGTTGCAGATACTTTAAACAAAGGAATAAGCGATTTTTCACAAGGAATTGCAGAATCAATAGTTCTTGGAAAATCTTTGGGAGAAACATTTAAAAACATAGGTCAAAATTTATTAGTTGCTATTCTTAAAAATTCTATTGAAATTATTGCAAGAAAAACTCTTGAACTAGCTATTGAAAAAATGATTACCAAAGAAAAAGTAGCACAAGCGTCAATATCAGCTTCTTCTTCTAGTAATAGTTTTTTAGGAAGTTTATTTAATATAGGTGCAAGTTTCTTTGGTGGTGGGGGTGGAATGACTCCTATTGACGCTTCAGTAGTATCTCCATTTGCAGAAGGTGGCTCAGTTAGAGGTGGTATGCCTATAACAGTTGGAGAACGTGGTAGAGAATTATTTGTACCTTCATCAAACGGAACTATTGTACCTAATCACGATATGGGTTCAGCAAGTAATATAACATTTAATATTCAAGCAAATGATGTTAGAGGTATTAAAGAATTATTAATTGATAATAGAGCAACCATAATTAACTTAGTTAATCAAGGTGCT